TGCCACCCTGTTAATATCTCCTATTATATCAATTGCCCGCTCCATGCTTGAAACATTGCACCCTGCTTTTATTAGCTTATTATAATAATTATCGAAGTGTTGTAGATTTCTAAAGGTTTTTATTTTGGTAACGGCTTTGCCATTAGCCATTGAATAACTTATTTTTTTTCTGAATTCCATGTTAATAGTTTTTGTAGGGTTTTAGTCTGTTTTGATAATTAGCTTTTTTATAGTTTGTGTGGAGGTTATGAAATAGAGTATATTGAGCATGGAAGAGCATATCCATGCCACACCCCGAAATACTACCATTTTTGTTCACCCCTGCCAGTTTCAATATCTTTGGGTCTCTAATTGTTATTAGCTCATTCTTATAGATATAAGCCATTTTAATCTTTCTACTCATGCCCGACCTACTCACAGAAACGACACCTGCATAAAATCTACCATTTAAAAGAGCGTTTTTTATTTTGGTGAGTTCTTTTGAAATATACTCTTTTGAGTGTTGCCTATATTTAAAGGGATTCGACCAATTAAGCGTTATATCCTTATGCTGTTCATACTTAGTTAACTTTTCAGCTATTTTTTCAATGTGTTTTGTTGTTTTCATGATTAAGAATGTTTAATGATTAATGTAAATAAGGCTAAAAAAATTAGCATTAATAAAACTTTACTTACTGTGTCAAGTACTTGAATTAGTTTGTTTTGTCGTTTTGTGTTTTCCATTGTTTTAAATTTTAGTTAATAAATAAATAATGTTTCACCCGTAAAAGTACACAAAAGGAAAAACCAAAAAACTATTTTGGCAATTTTAACAAAACATTAACATATTAAATATTATGTAAAATAGGCAACAAAAAAACCCCCAAAAAAGGGGGCATTGAATTCACATCGGGGGGTATTGAATTCACATTTGAGGGTATTGAATTTACACCTATTGAATTTATTTTACCCTTTTGTCATCTCTCTGGAAATAATTATACACTTCAACGATTTCATTTCGGATTTCATTTTTATTATTGTAGATGTTAAGTCTCCTCTTATCCGCATTGGCTCTCAATATATTTATGTCGAAGTTTTTGTTATCCATCATAACAGATTTAAGAGCCCATACAAATTTAGTAAATTTAGCTTTTGCCGATACTTCCATCATTATAAAAGCATTTGATAAAACTTCATTTCCGAGCTTTTCATTTATAACATATCTTTTTAGCTTTATATCTCTTGTGGATGAGGGGGTTTTAACATCATTGAAAGCGTCATTGATAGTTCCCTCTGAGAACATACTGCCCCATATTTTATATATTTCTAGTAGTCTTATGCAATTAGGGTCTCCATGTTCAGCTAGATTATTAACTCTTGCCCTGATATCCCAGTTAGCCCCTATATTGTTAACTTCTTCTACATCATTAGGTATATAATCATGGGCTATAATATAGTGTACTTCCATTCCAAGTTCTTCTAAAGCTAATAGTCTATGCTGACCATCGATAACCCTAAATTCATCGGTTACCAAAATAGGCATTATAAGACCTCTCTTTTGAATCGCTTTCTTTATTGCTTTTAGATTGGCTCCCTTAATAGCCCTGTTGTAATTAAAGAACTTAAACAAGCTGTAGTCTTTAGTAGTTCCTACCTCAAACTTATTCTTTGTTTTGTTTTGGCTTTTAAATTGTACCATGTTTGCAAGTTTATCTTGCTGTTGTTTTAATAATGATTCCATTTTTATAATATTAAATTAAACTAAATAACTAAGGGGATTATCCCCTCTTGAAAAGTAAGTTCCATCCTCTAAAAACAAGAAGTCCCCAGATAGAAACTTATTTTGTAGATAATCTTCACTAAGATATACATTTGCTTCCTCCCTACAGGCACTCAGCCAAGCCCCAAAGCATTCTTTAAGGATTGTGTTAGGGTTAAGCTCCTTGTCCTCATAAACGCACTCTCTGAGGCATCTAAATAGGTGGACATCTGCAAAGTATCCAGTGAACAATCCATCGGTATTAGATAGGTTTTCTATTATCTCATACCAATCTATATTTTTATACTTCCAAACAGTTCTGAACTTACAGTAACTTTCTTTTGTTTCATCGTAGAAATTGATATTGAAGTCAGTTACTTTGCTCCCTATAATTTCGGCAAATTCAAATAGACTGTTGATAGACTCATCAGCATAATAATAACCTGCTTTCATTATGGCATTACGCTCATTGTAGAGAGCCTCAATCTGAGACCCCCTACTGAGTTCGTTAAATCTACACAACTTATCTATGCCTCTCATTAATCTATTTTAATCTTATCCATTATAGCTTCCTTGATTTCATTTCTATTGTCATAAAACCATTCATGCCATTCTCCCTTTACTGCGGAGGTATTGAGATATTCATCTATAATAAATGACAGGTTGTTCTCTATCGAATCTAAGGTATCTCCTACTATCTCTTCAAAGATATCTCCTTCTGGGTCGTTTGTTGGGTCTACACTCATGATTTCCAGATTTCTTTCATTTCCTCTACAGGGTTCTTTTCTTCTTCGAGTAGGTTTGAATGATTCTCGAAGTCCTCAGTATTGATTTGTATCGTGGCTCCATTGGGACAGGCAGGAGCCTCTTGAGACATACCAACACAATCTATATAGCTATTCCCATCTTTATCATTCTTGGGAGTGGGTATTGAAATCCTATCTGAAATCAGATTCAGAAAGTAACACCATTGTTCTGGTGTGGTCGTATTGTAGAAGTCTACTACTTGTTCAAATTTCTTAGTCATGATTATTTGTTTTTAAAGTTAGTGTATTTCTTTCCACCTATCTTAATCCAATTCAATCTATCAAAGCTGATAAATCTGTAGCCATTCTTATTCATATCGAATACTGGAATAAGTTTAGCTGAGATAGGATTAAAGGATAAACCTTTACCTATAGTGTGTTTTACAACACCAGTCCTACAGTTCATTGTACGTTCAGTACCATCCTTCTTGATGAAGTTAGCAGAGAACACTCTACCGTTTGATACTTTGTCTAAAATTTGTTGTAATGTAATAGTCATAATAATATAGTTTTAATGTTAATCCGAGTGCAAGATAGTAATTATTTTCCAACTGCCAAATATTATAACAAAAAAAAGAACCACCCTTTTACAGGTGGCTCTCTAAACAAACATAATCAACTAAAAAAACAAATGAAAAACTAAGTATTAAATTTTATTATCAACTAAATATATTCAAATCTATATATTATTTTTGACTCTACCAAATTTATTTTACAATATACATTCCTTTCGGCACTGAACGAGTCAACATATATTGAACTGCGTACCTGAGACTATCAATCAAGTGGTCGTAGCCATTTTCTAATGGTTTTATGCCATTTACAGCCCAAGCATAGTTATTGAACTCTTTGATTAGGTTCTCCCCTTCTATATTTATAGTATAGTCTTGCATGAGTGCAATACCAGACAAGATACTACCTTTCTTTTTTATTGTAGGGCTTAGATTTAATCCTCTGGTGGACAATTCAGCAATAAGCCTAGGCTCAGAGTTGTCGCAGATAATTAGTTCTTTTCCTGCGTGTCTTACACATTCATCATACAGGTTAGAGGTAACCAATCCTTTTTTATATAGATATTCTTTTGCCCAGATTATTTTTCTATCTTTGTCAATAGCAACCTTTACAAGAGCTGAAGCATCTCTGGAGAATCCCCAATCCAATCCCCATGCCTTTAAATCTACACCCTCATTGAATTGTCCAATCTGCCAGTCAGTGAAGATTACACCCTCTGCTTTCTGTAGCCAACCTCCCATTATCTGATGCTTGAATTTATCAGGTCTGCGCACCCTCATCTCCTCCAATTGATTTACGAACGACCCACTTAAATTCTCAATGTTATCTTGGTAGGTGGTATGGATATAGTTTACGTTATTCCTTTCTCCATTAAATCCATCTGGTATATCTCTATTCTGGTAGAACCTCTGATATATCCAGTGTTCTTTTGTGGTGGGATTTAGAATTAACAAACAACGATTCCTTACACCTTTAGCACGAATAGAGTAATCTATTTTATCAAAGCTTTCTTCATCGGTAAGCTCCTCCGCTTCATCTAACACAAAAGTATTGACCCCACTGATAGATTTAAGTTTGGCAGTCTGGTCTCCACTTGCGGTTCTAATTCCTGAGAAATATATAGAACTGCCTGTTAGATTGTTTATAATCTCATATTTGGTAACAGTGAAGTGTTCGATGACTCCCATCAATTCTAACTTCTCAATGAATTCAGGGATAATACTCATACTCGCTGAACTCATAGTATAACGAGTAAACAATATTTTATTGTTCTTTTCGTAAGTGAGCAACACCAAGAAAACTGTTACTGCGAAAGATTTACCCGAACCCCTACCTCCAGTAATAACACTGTATCTGCTATCCGAATCGAACAGAGATTGGTATTTAGGATTTAGATTTACTTTATTCATCCTTCTTATCACGTTTACCCCAAACTTTCGATGCAGGTTTCACATAGTATCCCAATATTGGATTCACTAAGTAATTCCAAAAGTCTTGCGGGAAATCCTTTGGGTCTCTAATCTGTTTTGCTCTCGCCATCTTCTTCTGGTGTTATATCTATTGTTTTGGGTTGACTAAAGTCTATCACTGGTATATTAACCTTAGTATCTATGTTTATGTTCTGTTGTTCTTTCGGTCTCCCATACCTATATTCAAGTAGCCACTTCATGTGTTGAACTGAGCCATCCTTTGCTAGTTTGGCAACCTCTATCCAAGCCTTCTCCTCGCTACCAAAAGCTTTCTTCATGGCATTGAGGGTCATACCTGCTATGTCCTTATCGGCAGTCTTACGAGGTCTACCCTGACCTCTGGAGACACCTTTGACAGCACCGTTATTACGTCTGCCATCAACCTTTCTTTTCATTGGTCTTTTTTCTTCTGCCATTTCTTATATTTGAAATTCCTCTTTATAAGCCCATCCTACACCTTTATTTTTCATTTGAGATAGAAGGAATTTATATTTATGACGCAACTCCTTTTCTTTCTTTACAAACTCCCTAGCCTCTAACAAGCTTTTTCTATGCTTTCCTTTATAAGTAAAATTATTAGATAGAGAATATTCATCCTCTAAAACACTAACCTTACTTAATATTTTTCTGAACTCTAAATACTGGGCTTTAAGTTTAGGTTCAAATCGCATAACAACATCATCAAAGGTTTTTTCGCCATGCATAGCTGTAGCATGATTTCTGCCTATTTCACTCCCAATGGAGATATAACTTTCAAAAGTATATTCCCTTGATAATTTAAAATACATATTTCTGGCGTATACAAAATCTCTTTTTCTGTCTTTTGTGGATAAATCCAATTTAAATTCACTTTCTACTAATTCTCTAATCAGTGATAATTCCATTTATTTCTCTTTTAAATTCAACGTAAGCATCTACAACACCTTGACAGCATTCATAATTCTCAGTCTCCTTATAGAAGTCTAAGAGGTATCTTATATCCGCTTCATGAAGAACTCCCAATCTAAGAGAGTGGAGGATATCGTCAAAACATTCTTTCTTATCTAAATACATTTTATTTGTCTAAAAACATAATCACCAATAAAACCGCAATTGCTGTTATGTAAAAAATTGTTATAGTTTCATACATCGTACTTTCTATAATATACTGTTAATTCTTCTTCTCTAATAATAGGTCTAACAGAGTACAGAAAGCTCTGTGCTTCATTGTCATGTATAAAGCAGTTAGGGTTATCACTATGGTTTAAAAAACCTCCTAATGGTGTCCTGTATTGACCTACCAGTCCAAGGTGTGTTATCCCTAGGTTATGCCCTGCTATTATGTCTTGTTTAGCAAATACACCTTGCCCATGTATTTCACTATCTTTTATTTCCAAACAATCTGGCAAAGGTCTATACATTATATATCCCCCTCTAATTCATAGTCGTAAACTTCCTTATTCTTTTCTATGAAGTATTCCTTGTAAATATCTACAGCTTGTTCCACATCATATCTCCCTGCGTTGAAAGACCTCTCACTAACCCCATAGAATCCTATAGTGCCAGTAGATTTATCTATAGCTATAAAAGTAAAATCATCTCTATCTATATCGAATAACTTACAATAAATAAAGGCTTGACACCTATAAAGATATTCCCTTGCAGAGTATTCAAATTTAGCTATGTTTCCTGTGGTTTTTAAATCTACAATATATCCATCTCCAAGGATATCTGCCTTGCCTCTGAATGGCATCCCGAATAGATTGCCAATAGCAGGAACTTCCTTTCTAGTGTGTTGCATCATATCAACAGCTCTAGGATTGTTATAGAATGATTCTGCGAGTCTTTCTACATCATGCTTCTCCTTCCGAGTGAATGGTCTCGGATGCTCACTTAGAGCCTCTCTAAATATGTTTGTGTTCCTATTCTTTACATCTACAAATACCTGCTTCTCATACACATGAGGCTCAAGTATAGCAGTATGGAATAGCCATCCAAATTCAAAAGCAGGATTAGTTTTAGACCCTGAGAGTAATGAATCCTCATAGGCTCTAGGAGAATCTAAAAGTTTTTTAATGGCACTGCTCGAAAGAGCATTTCTTCCAAGATAATGATAATAGAATTCATCATCCATCATCTTATCAAGGATTTTTTTCTTATTCCAGACTCTATTGTCTAAGGTGGTTATACTTTCTTGCATATTTATATTTTGATTGTTCATATTCTTGCTCCATCCAATGAAGTTCTGCTCTTTGTGATTCATAGAACCATTCTTGTTCCATGAGTTCTTTTGTCTTTCCCATTATCTAACGTAACTTAACAATTTCCTTATTATTCTTTCTATCCGACTCCCTATAAAATTAAGTGGGGATTCTATCAGATAGTACACTATATACACGATAACTTCAAGTATATAGAAGAACGCTAAAAGTAGGAAGATGATAAATAACTTGGGTAAGTTGAGTATTACTTTCATGTCGTATAGTTTTAAGCAAATCTATACAAAAATTTAAACAACCACAAAAACTTTAACATTTTATTGCTTCGGGTCAAAGTTTCCCTTCCATTGTGTTTGGCATACAGCAAAACGCTGTTCTCTATCTGGAAACTCTTGAATCATCTTAGCATTATTCATACATCTTCTGTTAAAATCTACTTTTTCTTCGTACTTCTTAGGTTTCATGTTTAAAGGCATAATTATTCTTTTTTATCGTTATTACTCGGTTCTAATTTATCTAATCTTCGGGATAGAGCTACGCAGAATATCTGGAGCTCTTTTATTTCCCTTCTCATATTTATAAGCGTAGTCTCTTTCACTGCTCTAAGTTTTTCTTTAATCGTTCTATATAACAAGCTCCATCTAATAATTCCTCCTGTAGATGCTGTAACCATTGTGTCGTAGTAAGCTCATTATCATACAAGGTGGTGTTGTATTTTGCTACACCAATCTTACTTCTAACAGTGAGCATCGTCTTTACGCTTTCCACTATAGGGTCGCTAACGTCTTTGAGTCTTTTTGTTTTTGTCGGTTTACCGTTTGTGTCATTTCTATTCCAATAGCTTGAGATACTATCTCCCATAAATCTAAAATTTACATTTTTTACAATCCCACTCTTTCCCTAAATTATTAACGTAGTTTACAAATCCTTGTGGCTCTGGAAGTGTAACCCAATGCTTTTTATAGTACACTCTCGTAACTTTACATTGCTCAAGAGGAATGTCTATATTCTCATCATCACACTCATGCTCTACCTTTAGAACGATAGACTTCTCGTTAGTGTGCCAACTATCACTAATTCTCTCTAGTAGCAACCTCTGTCCCGTAGGTATAGGTTTGAATTTACGTTTAACCTCTATTAGAATTAAAACCTTATTATCAAATTCAAGTACACCATCTATATCAGACGGATGGAGTTTACCATTCTGCACCCCTGTAAAGTCTATTACTTGCTTTACCTTATTCCTGTTCTTTATCAGACTTGTACTGGTCATATACTTTTTTTAATTGGTTATGTATATTATTCTTAAAACAAGGGCTACAGCTCGTGGGAACTGCTCCTTCATTAAATACCCTGTTGTATATTTTTATCATTTTATTTTGGTCATCAGGACTAACTTCGTTCTTAACTACAGAATAGTAGCTATCCAAGAAATAATATTCCGATTCCAATAGGCACTCTGTTTCTTTATAAGGAAACATCTTATTTAAATACTCTCTACGCCTGTCGCATCCACAGTCCTTTCCATCTGATAACCATTCTACTATTTTTTTGATGCCAGTTGCTTTGGTGAACTTCTCTACAGTATCTCCTAAACCCCTACTTGTTTCTTTTGTAGGCTTGGTATTCTTCAAAGGCACTTTCTCTGATTTTTTCTTTACCATTACTTAGTGTGTTAAAAATTGAACTTAAACTAATTTTGGTTTCCTTCGCTATTTTTCTCATGCTTTTCTTATTGTAAAAATGCACATTCCACATTTTCTTATCGTACCAGTACCAATCTGAAACTATATTGTCTATCTTACTCACTAAACTGTCAAATAGATTCTCCACCTCCATCATATCTTCATCCACATCGTCTATCATATTCTTCCCTAAAGGGACATGATTATTCTTTGAATACTTATGGAATCCATCTAAATATAAATTCCTTAGAGCGATATATACATAGTAGGTGTTTATCTCTGTTTCGTTATACATAATCTTATGTAATGAATCAGAATGCCTATGTACTATTTTAATGTACATCTCCTGTACAAGCTCATTGGCAGATTCATCATCACATCCAAATGACTTAGCCATGTAGAACCACTCCTTATGACGAGTGGCTAATATATCTATAAGGTTTTTGGTCTCCAAAAGTGAAATGATATACCTACTATAAAAAACATAAATTGTATGAGGTGTTCTATTTCCTCTACATCTTCATCGGTATCAAGTTCTGTATTCCAGTAATTGATTCCTATCATTACCCCATATATAGGGAAAAATTGTACATACATATTAAACTGATTTAATTGTTGCTTCTATTCGTGAATTACCTGTATCTATTCCCATATACTTAGCTGTTATATTTTTAACGATACTTGTGTCATCTGCTAATATACAACCACACATTACCATGGAATCTTGGAAGAACTTATCTACCACACTAACTACATTCATTAAATCTCTAACTCTTTTATCAGGAGCATAGTATTCATAATGAATAGACACCTCTCCGCTAAACTGAAAGTCTAATTTATCCTGTATTGAATAGTAGTAGTTACGTTTGACGTTACCACTAACAGAATGATGCCAATTCCTATACTGATTAAGATTCAAATACAGTTTCTTTTTGCGACTAAATGAATGAGTGGGTAAAGTAATTTTAACTTCTTTTGGCATCTATATCTGTAAACGGTGTTGAATTATTAAACATATATCTTTGCGATTTAACGTCAAAGTGAATACCATGTACTTCTTGTGGTATCCCTACTAACTTCTGTTTCTTTATCTTTTGACTGCCGAATACTACAGCAGTATTAGAGAAATCCAATGCTCTCTCTGGTCTCCATATAAACATCACATTATCGGCTTTATCGGCAAATGTACCTCCACCTTTAATCTTATTTACATCTGGTTTAAAATACCTACCATCATCACCTTTTGATGGGGTTACTTGGTGAGCCACCAAATGTATTGAAATGTTGTAATCCAAGGCAAACCTTTTAAGCTCACTCATAAACCTAGAGATATATAAATCCTCTCTTTCACCTCTGTTCATCTTATGTTGAACTGTGTTGTATGGGTCTATAATTAAACTTCTAATACCTTTTGTCTTAACTAAATAACTTGCTCGATGAAAAATGTTATCAAGGGTAAAATCTTTCTTAGGGTATATTAAGAAGAAATGCTTTTTAACAAAGTCCATAGCATCCTTATATTCACTTATAGACATCTGATGACTTTTGTAGAATGGGTCTGCACTTTTTCCCATGTACATCTCTATGATATCATTGAAGAAATCATTCATGGGCATATTCTCAGGAGAGAACACTCCAAACTTCCAACCATCATAATACGCTTTAATTGTTGCCAGTTGATTCAAGAACATCGACTTTCCTTCGTTTTGATATCCTGTCCAGATATTTACCTCTCCGTTTCTCCAAGTCCAAGCACTGTCCACAGCAGGTATGTAAGTTGTAGTACCTCTTTCTTGACCATTGTGATAACCATCTAACATACTATCACTAACGTCTTCTACTGAAAAGATGCCTTCTAACTTGGGGCTGTGAGACGTTTTAAGACGTTCTCTTAGACTTTCTACACCCTCTTGGAGTAATACCTCATTAGCGTCTTTAAACGGTCTTAAATCGACTAATTTACATTTATCAGCACCAAACCTCCTTACAAGCTCTTTCTCAAGGTTTCTTCCATTATCATCGTTATCGGTAGCTATATAGATTATTTTGGCACTCTGAAACACATTGTAACAGTTAGTGATACACTCCAACTTCTTATCAATGTTTTTGTCGTTAGGATTAGGAGCACCCATGTTTACACTTGTATGGAATGGTATACCTGCCACTTCCCAAGATAATGAATCCATTTCACCTTCGCATATTACAATGGTATCTTGCTCCTTACAATTATCATAATTGTATATTACTGGTTCGGCATCTTTAGATTGCGTAAAGAATTTGCCATCGATACCTCGTGTTTTATAATTTACTATATCGTTATCTACAAAATAAGGAAAAACAATACTCTTGTTATCTACAGATGATACTATCTTGTTGTTATTAATAACCTCGTTTGTTATTCCTCTGGCATTAAGGAATGCTCTGCCTTGCTTCGTAAGTTTCTTTAATTTGTTCTTTTGGGGTTTCTTATAGCTTTTCTTTGTTTCTATCATTGATGAATTGTTTGTTTTCAATACGCCATGCCATCCACATTTATGGCAATTATATAATCCTTCTGTTAAATTGATACTTAGACAAGTATCCTTGTAGTTCTCTTTACCCAGTTTTATGCAATTAGGACATTGTACTTTTTGTTGTACACCATTGTTCTTTACCCTTATGCCTAAACTACTAAAGCTCTGTTCTAAAATCATTATATTGTAATATATAAATATAACATAGTATATATATTTTTTTTATTTTTATATATATAACTATATACTATAATCTGCCATATTGGCACTTGGAGATAATCTAATCTTACGCTCTTTTCCATAGTGTCCAGTGGATTTAGTATCACGCTCTATAAAGCCCTGTGCTTCGAGTTTATTAAGCAACCTATACAAGTTCCTATCTGATATGTTTAAAGTGTCGGAAATCGCCTTATTTGAAGCGAAACAGTAACCTTTCTTCTTACTTAATCCCTTTATTAAAGAAAGTAATGCGCTTTCGGTGACACTAAGTGATTTATTCATGAAGGAAACATTGATATTTATAAATCTAGTTTTCATATTGATATAATAAAAATGGGGATAAAACTATCGCCCTACCCCCATCTTAGTTATTGATTAGAATGGTAGCCCATCCCCTGAATTAACAGCCTCCTTCTTCGGAGTATTGTTATTGTTGTTGGCATCTGGCTTGTATTCGTCAATCCAAATTTTATGGGTCTGACCATACTCATTAGTACCATCCTTGTTAGCACCCATAGTCATTCTTAGGTATTGCTCTCCTTTGTACTCGTAGATGTGCTCTCTCACTTTGCTCATGGCAATAGAGAAGTTTACTAATTCGTAGTTACCTACTTTCTTTCCGTTTCCAACGTACTTTTTTGGTGAATTGTTATTCATAATTATAAAATAAAGGTTAAATATTCTTTCTTTTGAAATCCTCAGATTCATCTTCTCCAAAGACTCCTAACTCATAGAATCCTGTCATCTTTAGTACAGCTCTACTCATAGCTCTTTTCTCAGCCATTTCCATGACGTACCAAGTGTTACAGTTTCCATCCCTGTGGGTTTCTCCCTTTAAGGCAGAACCAAAGGTTTCGATATTCTTTTCCCCTTTATTAGCATTGGCTTTAACCACTGAAAAGTTAGGTAAAGAATTAATGACATCGTACTCGATGTTGATACCCTCTATAGCCTGTATCTTATCGATACCTGCTCTAGTGATAATCATATAGTGCTGATGCTTGAATATTTCATCAGAACTAAGCTCATACTTCTTGTAGAGTTTTGCTAGTTTATCTCTATTCATAAACGTATAATTTTAAGTTATCTACAAATCTAACGATTAAATCTCTAACTGCCAAAAAAAAGTGGCTCAGTAAAAACCAAACCACTTTCAGAAGGATAAACCATTAAAAAACTATACGAGTATATGATATAAACTCATTACAAATATATAACATTAATCTTAAACTTTACCTTGTCCTCTATATCTTTTTCTATAATTCTTAGAGGACTTGAGTGCACTGCTTTTAGATTTAGAATGAACACCTTTGCGTTTTACTTTGTTTTTTCTATAGTAAACAGATATTTGTTGTTTTGCCATTATTTATGTTTATTGTTTCCAAATACCTTTTCTACACCTCTTGAACCGAAGTATCCACCAATAACTATAGTAAGTAGACCTGTTATTGAATCTAAAGGATAACCCATGTACCACCCTGCCACATAAGAGATAGTAAGGAATACTAAGGTTAGTGGTCTTACATTTTGAGCTAACCACCCACTTCTGCTATCAGCTACCCACCTTCGAGTAACACCATCCATTTCAGAGCGTTCTAAGCGTAGTTTCTCTAATGCTATATCCTTGTCCTCTGCCGACATATCAGAACCTCCTATAATCGCTTCTATTACGTTCCCTACAGGAGTGTCTTGTGCTATTGCACCTACCACTTTAGGTATCTTTTGAAGTAGGAAAGAACCTACTGCTGTATCTTTAAACTTCTTTTTAGCCATAGCGTACTACCGACTGTGTTAGTATGTCCAGATAACGTCTTCGTCTTTGTAATCGTCTGAATCGACATGGATGAAGGTATTTGCCAAACCGAATCTATTGAATCCAACTTGCATAAGGGCATCAAGTATAATCCATCTCTCTCTTGAATTGCGTATTGAAATATCAACTGCTTTTCCCACAATATGGCTTGAGTTTTGTTTTCCTCCAACTTTATCGTTATGTTCGATAGTTCTGTATCCTGAGTTGATTTTAAAGGGTATCCCTGCCAACTCACGAGCATTGTCGAGCATTGTAAGAAAATCATCATCCATATAGTTACCAGAATGAGGCACATCTGGAGACGCAAATTCTTCATACTTAAAATATTTAAGACTCATTTTTACATTGGTTTTTACACTTACACTTACCGCTTTTGCAGTCATCGTGTTGAAGTGTCTTGTTTAATAGTAGTCTATCAATGGTATCGTCTTGTACTTTTATAAGCATATTCTCAAGCATATCTTTAGACTGGACAAGCATCTCTATCTTCATCTCCAAATTGCTTATCTTCTTCTTGGCAGCGTCTAAGTCATCAGGGTTTCTACCAGTAATACTTGCAATGACCATAGCAATTGATGCCGCAATCATACCTATAAGGGTATTTACTATTTGTGCGTTCTCACTTGGTATTTGATACTTTGATAGATATAATAATATCAAAACAACCAAGAAAAATACAAGTAAACTTCCTGCAAAGTGTCTTATGTCTTTCGCTACTCCGTTTGTTGGCATTTTCATCTGCTTAATGGTCTAAATAGTTGTTTGAATCTTTGTCTTATCTTGGTAATTCTAATCCCTTCAATTTGGCTCTGGGTAGGTTTTATGCTGTTGTACATTATTTTTTTAAGGCTTTTACTATCTGAATAACCGTGAACGTAAGGGTCGCAGTTAACACGAAAAATTGCATCACAGGATTTACTTCCGATACACTAACTGCAAATGCACCTATGTTTAAACTATACACGCCAAATATCTTCAAATCGTCCATTATTTAAATGCCATATATATGTAAGTATCTCCGTGGGAATGGTTTATATTTTGTCCAGTACCATTTAAAGTAAATCCATCACTATCAAAATCAATTTGCTCACTTGTACCTGAATCTTGAGCATTGCTAGAGTTTGCTCTTAAATGATATACAGATGGGTTTGTAGTTGTTGGTGGTTTAGAGTGTATTATCCAAGAGCCTACGTCGCTAACATTTTTTATCATTACAAAACTTGGGGCAAACCCTAAATTTGTAATCTCTAATCCTGCTGAACCTGTTGAAGTATAACTCCCTATCTTACTGTATCCTGCAACTGATGAGAAACAGTAGGTGATTACGTCTCCACTTCCTGAAGCATACCAATTAGTAAATGTTGTTGTGCCTATATCAAAATTAGCATAGATTCCGCTCATATCAGTTTTACCAGCAGTATCATTAAACATTAACCAATCAAAACTGCTATCAATTACATCTGTAATAGCAAACCAATTCGTTGAACCTACGCTTGTAACTTTTTGAATAATTAGGTCAGGCTTTGTTGCTACCCCATTTACATTAACTCCGTGTCCTACAGTATCGGTTATAATTGTGCTTCCCGCTGTATATTTAACAATACTAAACCCTTTATCATTTGCACTAACGTCCGAATTAATGTTGTTTCCTTGAGTGTTTTGGACTGCCTCTCCACCGCCCTTGAATACCCAAGCTACATAGCTTTCATTATTTTTATTAGAAAAAACAGATGAATAAGCGGAATTGTACGCCACCATAAATCCGTTACTTTCAAAACTATTCATCACATTTGTTAAACTTTCTTCTTGATAGGTATCATTAGAATAAATGGTTTTATTTGCACCTCTTACACTATCTGTCAATATATGCCAAGCAGAACCAGTTCTTTCTTTAATCCAAACTAAATCTGGTTCAAACCCAACATTAGAAATATATTGACTTCCACCATTCCCCTCATACAATACAGTCTTGAAGTTAGATGTGTCTGTTTCACCTTTTTCGTTGTATAGTTCTGTTACTTGACTACTCGAAAGTGCGGTTGAAAATATGCGTACTTGGTCTATTGAACCATCAAAATAAGTTGATGTAAATGCACCTGCTCTGCCTATGGTAAAATCTGTGGTGTGAGTTATAGTGCTATTAGATAATGATACAGGTGTGCCATTATTTACATATATATAATTTGTACTTCCATCTCTCACAACCACTATATGGTTCCAAGCATTCAAGGTGACTGTATCGGTTGATGTTAAACTGGTTACCGTATTAGAGTTATTTCTTTCAAAAAACCTTATTAAATTACCTGAAGTTAAATTTAAATAAATTCCATTTAGTGCCGTACTGGCGGCTACTGTTCCTGCAAAATATTTATTATTTGAAGAGGGGTTAATCCACATTGAAATAGTGTAATCCGTCAAAGTATCAAAATCAACAGATGTATTTATTATACTACTACTCCCATTAAATCTTGCACCATAGTTTATTTTTCCTCCTACTCCGAAGTCAACGTTGGAAGGTGTGCCATCATAGTATCCACTTGCTTCACTTGCATCATAATCAAAAGAATATAAAGCTACACCTGCACCTTCGCTAAATGGATTGGTATTAGATGCGGTTGATGAAGTTTCGTTGTAAAGCGTTGCCACATCTTCTGCACTTATGGCTTTGTTAAATATTCTTACTTGGTCTATTGAGCCATCAGCATAAACGTGTCCTGAATTATTACCTCTATATCCAATTGTAAAGTCCGCACCATCATCTTGAATTGATGTATAAGTTGATGAGGCAGTCTTATCAAGAACACCATCAATATATATCTTTATATTAGTTTGGTCTAAAGTAACCACTATATGATGCCACTGACTTGCTGAAAGAGAAGAAGTACTACTAACTTGTTGTTGATTTGAATCTGTATTGTAAGTGTACCAATTAACTACTCCATTTGTAACATTAAATAAGTAAGAACGATTGCCAGGGTTTCCAGTATCTCTTTTATTTACAACTGGTTCTTCGCCTCCTGAAATAGAATCTAAATTTACCCAAGCACTTATAGTTCCTGTATGATTAGAGAAATTTAAATTATCACTTGAATCTGAAACTACTATTTTACTACTACTACCATTAAATAAAGCGGCATTACCGAACTTACCAGTTGCATAGGTTACGTTGGATGCAGTTCCGTTGTAGTTTGTTGTGGTGTCGTTTGCGTTATCTTCAAATTGATATAAAGCTATATTGCTACTGTAAGCAGCATCAGCACCAAATGCTTGTACTGAATCAGTAGTACAACCTGCAGCAGCAGCCGCACCTGTATTAATTAGTCTTTTGCCTAAAGCCATATTTATTCTTTTTCAGATGGAGGGAAAAATTGTACGTTGTATTGCAATGCAGTCTT